CCCTTTGGGGCCACCCAAGCAACACCGTCTATGGACTTTCTAGGGGGCTTACAGGGGCGTTATGAGAACGCTCCTATTCGACCGGGACCATCTCTTATGGGAGAACCCCAAATCAGCCCGGCCCAAAAGGCCGCGATGAATATGGAGAAACAAATCCATGACCAACTCCTTGACACAAGCGCTGTTAATGTTCTTCGATCTTCTATCTTTGAGTCCGCACTTCTGGGAACTGGTGTTGTAAAAGGCCCGTTTAATCACTACAAGCGCATACACAAGTGGGAAGATGGCCCTGACGGTCGCATATACTCGCCCTATGAGAAAGTCGTTCCACGCATCGAATATGTTTCCGCATGGGACTTTCATCCTGATCCCTCCGCTACTACGATAGACGATTGCGAATACGTAATCCAACGTCACCGCATGAATCGTTCGCAGTTCCGTAGTCTCATTGCACAGCCCTTCTTTTACAAGGATGCAATCGAAGAGTGTCTTGCAAAGGGACCGAACTACGAAGACAAGTATTACGAAGACACCATTCGCGAAGATGAGACCGAACCGTATTATCAGAACAATCGCTTCGAGGTTCTGGAATACTGGGGTGTTCTTGACGGCAAGATGGCTGAAGAGTCCGGACTCGATGTTGCAGAACAGATGGACGAGTTCGATCAGGTGCAGGTCAATGTATGGGTGTGTGGTACAATAGTACTACGCTGCGTTCTCAATCCGTTTACACCAGCGCGTATTCCCTATCAAGTGTTCCCGTACGAAATCAACCCCTATCAGATTTGGGGCGTTGGCGTAGCGGAGAACATGGAAGACGCACAGATGCTGATGAACGGTCACGTTCGTATGGCAATCGATAACCTTGCTCTTGCTGGCAATCTGGTATTTGACGTGGACGAAGCAAGTCTCGTGCCGGGACAGAACATGGACATCTTCCCGGGCAAGATATTCCGTCGTCAGTCGGGTGTTACGGGCACAGCAATCAACGGCCTCAAGTTCCCCAACACAGCGCCTGAAAACATACAGATGTATCAGATCAGTCGCCAGCTTGCTGACGAAGAGACAGGTCTACCATCCATCATGCACGGACAGACAGGCGTAACGGGCACAGGCCGCACAGCATCCGGTTTGTCTATGTTGCTTGGTGGTGCAAGTCTGTCTCTTAAAACGGTCATCAAGAATATTGACGATCAGCTTTTGAAGCCGCTGGGCGAGGCATACTTCCAATGGAACATGCAGTTTAACACTGATGCACCCACAATCGAGGGCGACCTAGAGATCAAACCTCGTGGCGTAGCAGCCGTGATGCAGAAAGAGGTGCGTAGCCAGCGACTCACTACGTTACTTCAAACAGTGTCGAACCCGATGCTGGCACCGTTTATCAAGATTCCAAACCTGATGCGAGAGCTTGCTATTGCACAGGACATTGATCCAGACAGCCTCGTCAATGATGTTAGCGAGGCACAGATATTCGCAGAGATGTTGAAGGGACTAGCCAATGCTCAACAAGAAGCAAGCCAGCAAGGTCAGCCAACTGGTGACCAACAAGGCGGCGTGGGACAGTCTGGAGGAGTACCTCGGAACTGGAAGTGTTCCGGCTGCAGGGGAAGATAACTTCACTGGAACAGATCAAGGGACTGAAGGCTGATTACGAGGCAGCAGTAAAATCAAATGAGCAGTAACGTCTTCAAAGATATAGTTCTTGGCACCGCATCCATAGGAGCAGCAAACAGGATGGCGGGATTGCCTACAGTAAGTCGTCCGACAGTCCCGAGTCCGTTTGATATGGAGCGCATGGACATCAGTGATCGTTTTCGTCCCATGCAAGATTACACCGATCCGTCAAGCTATACGTCAGCGTCTTCTCGCGATGATGATCCCTCTGGACCGGGAGCATACACTGGCAGTCTAAATGTTACAGGTTTGGGAGGAAATGTAGCCGAAAGATTTGTAGGAATGCCTCAAGGTCTTGGCACTGCGATAGGGCCGACTGGTTTAGGTCCGTTCGTTGCGTTAGGAACCGCTCTTTCAAGTAGAAATCTCACGAGCATACAGAACAAACAGAGGCAGGGAGAGGCAGGTTACGCCGTCGGCATGTTAAACGGACGCATAATCGGGGTATCTCCCGGAGCGTTTGGTGGGTATTCGTTATCGGGAGTTCTCCCAGAAGGACTTACCGTTCAACAGCGCAATGAGATTGCAGAACAACTTCTTGCGATGAGTGGTCCCAGATTCCAACCTGACGAAGGTGTGGGCGGATCGTCCGGAGATATTCCTGATCCAAACACAGGTCTTACAATAGCCGAGATCGAAGCAGGTGCAGGTAATTTCCGTCCCGGTATCGATACTCCATTCACTCCTACTCCTACGCCGGGAGGTACAACTGTTGTGACAGGGCATCCGGGCGTAGATCAAGGTCCAACGTATATTCCCCCCGATACGTCAATCACCTACACCCCTGATCCCGGAGAGGATTCTAGTTCTCCCGGAAATCAATACTCATTGCCCTCTGGTCCTGCGCCCGGATATACGCCCCCACCTGATCCGGGATACTACGGTGATCCGGGAGATGACTCGGATAATACCAGTCCCGCTACCGGCGGAGCGGATAGCCCTAGCTACGATGGACCACCCTCTAGCGGCGGTGGCGGTGGGTTTCAAGATACGGGAGGATTTGGTCCGGGAGGGTTCCGGGCAAAGGGCGGTACAGTTCAACGCACAGGCTTCGTCGAAGGCTCTCCTGACAACTACGCCAAGGGCGATACCGTAGCTGATACAGTCAAGACAAAAGTTCGTGAAAACTCTTTTGTCCTTAATGCGCCGACTGTAGAAAGACTACAGGAAGCAGGCATGTTACCCAAGGGGGTTGACAATTCAGATAAAAATGCTACAATAAAAGCAAACAAAGGCGGCCTTATGGACGTGGCGCTGTCGAAAGGCGAGTACGTCATCGAACCTGAAGAAGCCCAACGCATTGGGTACTCTTTCCTCGAAAAGATAAATGATCAGGGCAAAGCCGAGGTAGATCGTCGGCAAGCCGCTGCAGACGGGGGCAGCATAGGTGCCAAACGTGGCGGATTCTTAGGTTTTCTCTTTGGCTATCCTCCTGAAATGGATGTGACGCAAGAGCAGCAACCATCTGATTCTGCCCCTGCACCTGAAACTCCTCCTGCAGTTTCAGTAGAACCTTCGACTCCTCTGCCAGAACGCACCTCTTTTGAACAAACTTCACGTGATTTATTAGAAGTTCTCGAAGATAACAAGACAAACGGTTACGTGCCCGAAGGTCGTAGTAAAAGTGGCGTCACTATAGGCATTGGTTTTGATATTGGTCAGCATAGTGTAGCCGATCTTGAACGTATGGGACTTAGTTCGGATATCATTGCAAAGTTTACTCCTTATGTCAACAAGACAGGACAGGCCGCAAAGAACGCACTTACCAAAGACCCTCTCTCTTTGTCAGATGCAGAAGTAGAAGATGTTAACACTATAGTGTTGCGTAAAAAGTATGAGGGCTTTGAAAAGCGCTATCCTAAATATGCAAATATCCCGGACGAAGGAAAACGGGCTGTTATGTTTTCAGCATATTACGGAGGCGGTCTGAATAGATACAAAACTTTTAGAAAAGAATTTGATCAAGCACAAAACATGAAACGTGCAATTAAAAAGGGCTTGATCGACATAATTCCAAGGGGTGCAGCAGAGTACAATCGCGCACGTAAAGCCTTGGATTGGTATAGTGACTACGAATTAGAGAACATGAGTCGTCCTATATCAAAGCCTAATTCGTCAGCTACCCGCTAACGCGGCCCTGACACAACCGGAGCGGCTACCTACACGCCAAAGTAGCCCCGCTAATGAGGTAAATAAAATGGCAAAAAAAGTTCGAGGCCACCGTGCCAACAAACCCAATGATTCCTTTGGAACAATCAACAGCGAAACTCTTTACAAAGGTGCCTACCGTGAGGAGGTATACCAAGACGAAGACGAAGAAGCTGTAGAACAACACGCGGAGCAATCCGAGTCGGATGAGCAATT